CGGCCGCGTGCGGTGAAGGAGAACGAGGACGATGGCAACGGCGGGTGAACAGATAAACGGGGCGCTGCGGCTTCTCGGAGTACTGGCCGAAGGCGAAACCCCTTCGTCAGAAACATCCCAAGACGCGCTTAACGCGCTCAACCAAATGATTGATAGCTGGAATACCGAGCGGTTGGCGGTGTTTTCGACGCAGGACCAAGTGGAAACTTGGCCGCCCGGCGCCATATCTAGGACATTTGGCCCGACCGGCGACATCGTAGGCAACCGGCCTGTTTTGGTAGACGACGCCACCTACTTTCGTGACCCCGCCAGCGGCATTTCCTACGGCCTCAAGCTGATCAATCAGCAGCAGTACAACGGCATCGCCGTCAAAACTGTCACCAGCACGTACCCGCAGGTGCTGTGGGTCAACATGACCTACCCCAACATCGAGATGTATGTGTACCCGGTACCAACCAAGGTGTTGGAGTTTCACATTGTTTCCGTGCAACCGCTGTCGCAGCCGGCCGGCCTTACAACTGAATTAGCGTTCCCGCCGGGTTATCTGCGGTGCTTCCGGTATAATCTTGCGTGTGAAATTGCGCCCGAGTTTGGGGTTGAGCCGTCGTCGCAGGTGCAGCGTGTCGCTATGACATCCAAGCGCAATTTGAAGCGGATCAACAATCCCGACGACATCATGGCGCTGCCGTACAGCATCGTCGGCACTCGTCAACGCTTTAACATCTTTGCCGGCAACTACTAATGAAGACGCCGATCCTTGGCTCAACTTATGTGGCCCGCAGCGTCAACGCTGCGGACAGCCGCATGGTCAACCTGTTCCCCGAACTCGTGCCAGAGGGCGGCAAGGAGCCGGCGTTTCTTCAACGGGCGCCAGGCTTGCGTTTGTTGGCGACGCTGGGCACCGGCCCGGTGCGGGGGCTTTGGTCTTTTTCAAACAGTTCGCTTTACTCGTTTGCCGTTTCAGGTAACACGTTATACAAAATAACGACCAGTTGGGCCGCCACCGCGATAGGCACTGTCGCGGGTACTGGCCCGGTGTCTATGTCCGACAACGGCACGCAGCTATTTATCGCGGCCAACGGGCCTAGCTACATCTACAACACCAGCACTAACGTGTTCGCCCAGATCACGGACCCCGATTTCCCCGGCGCGGTGACGGTCGGGTATCTAGACGGATACTTTGTGTTTAACCCGCCGAATAGCCAACAGGTTTGGGTCACAAGCCTGCTGGACGGTTTTTCGGTTGACCCGCTTGATTTCGCCAGCGCCGAAGGCTCACCTGACGGGCTTGTGGCGCTGATTGTGGACCACCGCGAAGCTTGGTTGTTTGGCACCAACTCGGTGGAAGTCTGGTACGACGCCGGCACCGCCGACTTCCCGCTTCAGCGCATCCAAGGCGCGTTTAACGAAATCGGCTGCGCGGCCGCGTATTCCGTCGCTAGGCTGGACAACGGCTTGTTCTGGCTAGGCGCGGACGCTCGCGGGCGCGGCATTGTCTACCGCGCCAATGGCTACAACGGTCAGCGTATCTCGACCCACGCCGTTGAGTGGCACATCCAACAGTACGGCAATCTGTCGGACGCCATTGGGTACACATACCAGCAGGACGGCCACGCGTTCTACGTGCTAATTTTTCCTTCAGCCAACACGACGTGGGTGTACGACGTGGCCACGCAGGCTTGGCATGAACGCGCCGGCTGGCATAACGGCGAGTTTACGCGCCACCGCAGCAACTGCCAGATGTCGTTTAATAACGAAATTGTAGTTGGCGACTATCAAAACGGCAACATCTACGCTTTTGACCTAGATGTCTACGCCGACAACGGACAAATTCAACGCTGGTTGCGGTCTTGGCGGGCGATACCAACCGGCCAAAACACGCTTCTTCGCACAACGCACCATAGTTTGCAGTTGGATTGCGAAACTGGGGTGGGGCTTAATGAGCCGCCTAACAGCGTAGATTTGTTTGATAGTAAGTATGTTGCAGGCTATCTTTTAACAGAGGGCGGCGATTTTCTGTTGACTGAAGACGGCGAGTATATCGCAGTCACGCAATCTAACCTTATCACTATGATACCTCGTGTTATGTTGCGTTGGTCAGACGACGGCGGCCATAACTGGTCAAACGAACACTGGACTTCTATCGGGCAAATCGGCCAATACGGCAAGCGCGCCTTTTGGCGCCGGCTTGGCATGACGCTTAAAATCCGCGACCGCGTGTATGAAGTGTCCGGCACCGACCCGGTGAAGATTGCCATTATGGGCGCGGAACTGAGGGCCAGCCCGACCAATGCCTAGCCCACCCAACATCACTAACATCCCCGCACCGCGCGTCCCCCTCATCGACGAGCGCACGGGGCTAATGTCGCGGGAGTGGTATCGGTTCTTCTTTAACCTGTTCAATCTGACAGGCGGCGGCAGCAATTCGACAACGCTGCAAGATTTGCAAGTCGGGCCTCCGGGGGGCGCTGACGACCTGTTTGTGTCTGACCAGCAAATCGCCGGGCTGCTGGGCGCCCCTGACGGCAGCGCGCAACAGTCGCAGATTGCCGTATTGCAGAACGAGGTGCAGGCGCTGGCTCTGGCGCCGCCGTACACGCCCCATTCGCCGTCGCCCATATACGGTGCTTTCTACAGCACCGCTAACCAGGTGGACGGGTCCAACACGACCGCGTACCCGGTCGTTATGGACACCACCCAGATAGCGGAGGATGTCGAACTGCGGGACCGCACGGCGACCTTCACCGCGTCTATCGGGCCGGCCAGCACGACCATGACCGTCACGGCCATCGCCAGCGGTCCGATCTACCCCGGCATGGTCATCACCGGCACCGGCGTGACCGCAGGCACTTACATCGTGTCCCAGACCACCGGCACCGACGGCAGCACCGGCACTTACGTCGTCAGCGTTTCGCAGACGGTGGCGTCCACTACGATTACCGGCACTTGCAAGTCTAAACTGCAAGTGGAAACTGCGGGGACGTACAACGTGCAGTTCAGCGTGCAGTTTGTGAACACCAGCGCCAGCATTCACGACACCGACATTTGGATGCGGAAGAACGGCGTTGACGTACCCAACAGCAACAGCCAGTTCTCTATCCCTAACCGGCACGGCGGTATAGATGGGCATTTGATTGGGGCGTTAAATCTGTTTGTGGATTTGGCCGCAAACGATTATGTTGAACTCATGTGGGGAACCGCTGACACGTCAACAACGATCCAGTATATCGGGCCGCAAACCAGTCCTGTTCGACCGGCCACGCCGTCAGCTATTGTAACAATTTCTCTGGCATCTGTGCCGTCCAACCAAGGGGTGTGACATGGCCGTTACCGTAACCGTACTGATCCCGGCCAAGACGGCGGAATCGACGCAGACGACGCAGTATACTTCGACCGGCGTGACGACGATCATCGACAAGTTTACGGCGACCAATTACAGCGCCAGCGCCGCGACCATTAGCATCAACTTGGTGACGGGCGCCGGCGCTGCCGGCAACGACAACCTGATCGTCAAAACCAAGACGCTGCAAGCGGGCGAGACCTACACCTTCCCTGAGATCGTGGGCCAAGTGCTGTCCCCCAGCGGGTTCATCTCCACCATCGCCGGCACGGCGTCGGCTATCAACATCCGCGCCAGCGGGCGCCAGGTGACGCAGTGACGCCGAGCGAACAATCGCTAAAGACCTTGTTTGACGACGTGTTGGGGCTACCCCCCGACGCCGTCACTTGGTTGCTGGACCTTTGGGCCGTCATTCAGGTGTTTGACGACGTGGCGGACGGCGACAACGTGGCGCGCAAAGACCTTCACGACGCCATTTGGCGGTCTCTCATCAACATGCCGTCTAATCCTTTTTTTGTTTCCAACAGCGGCAACCTGCTGCCCGTTCTGGCCAACGCGTTCCTTAAGTGGGTGGCGTCGGACGACGCCGAACGGGCCGGTCAAGCCGACGAAAAATCTTTCCTTTGGCGCGCGTCCTATTATGATGTAGTGCTGATGGTGGTACTGTTGGCGCAAGGTAAGGACGCAGCGGTGGCAAAGGCGGCTACAGTTATGGCTTTATACGGCGAAAACTTCGACGCCTATAAGAAGGAGTTTTCTAATGCCTGAACCAGTTTCTACCGGCGCCGCTATCTTAGGCGCGGGCGCGCTTAGCGCTGGCGCGGGGTTATACGGGTCTAGCCAAGCAGCTAAAGCGCAAAAAAGCGCCGCCAACCGCGCCGCCGACACGCAGATGGCGATGTTCAATCGGCAGGTTGAATTGCAAGAGCCGTTTCGGCAAGGCGGCTTAACGGCGCAAAACCGGCTATTGACGCTGTTAGGGCTTGAGGGTGGCGAAACCGGCGCACCTGATTACGGCCGGTATGCCAAAGACTTTACCATGTCCGATTTCGAAGCCGACCCCGGCTACGGCTTTCGCATAAGCGAGGGTATGAAGGCGCTGGAACGGTCGGCGGCCGCCCGCGGCGGCCTGCTGTCCGGCGCCACGATGAAAGGCATTACGCGGTTTGGGCAGGACACGGCGGCCAATGAATACACCGCCGCCTACAACCGTTATCAAGCCAACCGTGCCAACCAACTCAACCCGCTGCAAAGCCTATACGGCGCCGGCCAGACCAGCACCAACCTGCTGTCTAACGCGGCGGGCCAAGCCGGCCAAGGTATGGCCAACGCTCAGATAGCCGGCGGGCAAGCCCGCGCGTCGGGTTACATAGGTGGCGCCAACGCCCTGACCAGCGCGCTTAACACCGGCGCGGGGCTGTACGTGCAGCGACCGCTGTACGAAGCTTTAGCGAACCGAAACTTTACCCCTGGTAACGCCATGCTGCCTTTTGTGGCAGGCGGGTTCAGCCCTTCGGCGCTTGATCCTACACAGTTCGGCGGCGCGGGCGCAGGTTAAGGAGTTAAGGCATGTCTGGTTCTCTCCCTCAACTCCAAACTTTCCAGCTTCCTGACGTTGGCGGTGTCGTCAACGCCTTGCAGGGGTTGGAACTCAACCGTATGCGGTCGCAGCAATTGCAGGGCGCGGAGCAGGAACGCAACAACCTGCGGGCGGTTTTTGCGGACCCTAATTTTAACCCGTCGTCGCCCGACGCGGCCGCTCGTATTTTGAGGGCCGCGCCTAATACTGGCGCTCAAGTATTTAACGCTTTGACCGCAGGGCAACGCGAACAACGGCAGGCGCAGGCGGCGCAATCCGAAGCGGAACTAAAAGCATTTGATCTAAGCCGTGAGGCTTTGCGCGGAATTGCCGAATTGCCGGAAGCTGACCGCCCCGCGGCCTGGGCCGCGTGGCGCACGCGGACTGAAGCAACGGTGCCTTGGGCACGAGGGTTTATCCCCCCCCAATATTCGCCCGCCGCGTATACTTCGATGATTTCTAAAGCAAGTGACATTGCCACGGGTTTACGCCCGGCAACGCCCGTGGTCACTCAGGTGCAGGGGATGCCTCCTTTCCTAACCGACCCGCGCACAGGAATAACGCGCCCCGCTACTGAAGCCGCCGCGCCCCCACCGGCCGCGCCCGGCGCCCCCGCCCCACGCGCCGAAGCGCCGTCTTTGGGTGAGCCAGGCCGCGACATGGCGGCAGCTATGTTGCGCCGCAGCGAAGGCTTCCGCCCCGAACCGTATTTTGACCGCACAGCCTTCCGCGCGGGCTACGGCAGCGACCAAATTACGACGGCGGATGGCCGCGTCGTGCCGGTGACGCAAGGCACCCGCGTGACGCAGGAAGACGCCGAGCGCGATCTTGCCCGGCGCGTCCCTGAGTTTGAGCGGCGCGCGGCGGCGGCAGTTGGCGAGGAACGGTTTGCGGCGCTGCCGCCGAACGTCCGTGCTGCGCTTACCTCCGTGGCGTATAACTACGGCACGCTGCCAGGCCGCATCCGTAACGCGGTGCAGTCCGGCGACGTGGATGCCATCGCCGCCGCCGTCGAAGGGTTGGCTGGCGATAACCAAGGCATCAACGCGCGCCGCCGCAGCGAGGAAGCCGCGGTCATCCGCGGCGCTAACGCCATGGTGCCGAACGCCGCGCCTGCCAACGCCATGCTGGCGCCACCGGACGCGACGGTGGTGCCACGACCATTAAGCCCAGTCGAGTTTCCGGGGGCTCCAAGGCCAGCCTCATTAAGCGAAGCTGATTTGCTTAAGCGCATACGGGACGTGCAACAGAAAGAAGCCGAAGCCCTTATGCTTGCAGATGTTCAACGTCAAACGGCGGCAGCGCGCGCAGCGGAAGCCGGGCAAACGTCAGAATCTCAAACCCGCGGGCGCCTGACCGCCGAACAAGAACGCGAAGACCGCCGTAAACAAGAGGGCCGCGAGAAAATTGAGCAAGTGTTGGAGGATATGAAAGCATCCTACCAGCGCTTAGAAGAACTGCGCGGTATCCCAAGCGAGCGGCGCGGCGCCGCCGCAAACATCCCCGCTTATCTTGGTGCTACGCCGCCAGGGCAAGAGTTGGGTAAGGCGCTGGCTACACCATCGCAATCGCAGCGCAATGCTCTCCAAGCGTCGGGCCGGCAACTGCTGACCGCCATTAAGGCCGCCACCGGCATGTCGGCGCAGGAGATGAACTCAAACGTAGAGTTGCAGCAATTGATGGCGGCTATTTCAAGCCCAACGCAAAGCATCGAGTCTGTGCGCGAAATTTTGACGCGCATCAGTCGTAATTATGGTTCGGGCAGGCTTGAGTTTGGCGCACCGGCGGAAACACCGGCCGCCGCCGCGCCAGCACCCGCCGCCGCTGCACCACGCGACGGTGTGCCAAGTCAACGCCGCGGCGCGGCAGCACCGGCCGGGCGCCCGACATTAGAGCAGTTTCTTGAGCGCGCCCGCCCGGCGAACCCCAACGCTTCAGTCGAAGACCTTACGGCGTATTACAACCGTACATATGGGGACCGCTGATGGTTGACATTGTCGATCCGTTTCGGACGACGGCGCCCGCAATCGTAGACCCTTTTGCGGGGGCTGCGCCCGCCGTATCAGACCCATTTGCGGGCGCCCCGGCGCCTGACACGTCCGTCGCTCAAAACGTGGGTGTCGCGGCGCGCGCCGCCTATCCACAGGCCGCCGCGGCCGGCACCGGCGCGCTGATTGGCTCGCGTTTTGGCGCGCTTGGCGCTCGCGCGGGTGCTGCGGTTGGCCCGCTGCTGTTGGGTTTGGCGGACATCGGCGCCACAGGGTACAACATCGCCGCGCCGTACGCGGGTTTGCCGCGCATGCCGCCGCCCTCCGAAAGCATTCAAGGCGTCATGGAACGCGTCGGGTTTGGCCGCGCGCCCCAAACGCCGGAACAAGAACTGCTGTCGGCGGGTGTGTCAGGCGGCTCAGGTGGGGCCGCTCAAGCGGCGGCGTTTAACGTGTTGGCGCGACGGCTTGGCCCGACTGTAGCCCGTAACGTATTTGCCAGCTTAGGCCAGCAGCCCGCCGTGCAGACCGGCGCGGGCGCCGGCGCTGCCGCGGTGCCGACAGCGCTTCGTGAATACGCCGACGTTGATGACCCTTACGCGCTTATGGCGTCCAGCTTGGCGGGCGCGGTGCTGGGCGGCAAGGCTGTGTCGGGCGCCGGTAACGTCGCGCGCGCGGCGGGCGAAACGACCCGCATGGCCACCACACCCACACTTACCGAGATGCGCGGGCAAGCCCAGCGAGCCTACCGGCAGGCTGAAGCGGCCGGGGTGCAATACGAACCGACAGCCGTGGTCCAGTTTGGCGACGATCTAGCGACAAAACTGCGCCGCGCCGGGTTCGACGCCGACCTGCACCCCAAGGCCAGCGCAGCTTTGCGGCGTATTCAAGAGGCAGGTCAGCCAGGGGCGGGCGGCGCGCCCGCGGCACCAGTATCGTTTGAGGATTTGGACATCTTGCGGCGGGTGGCCCGCGGCGCGCGGCTTAGTATTGACGCCGACGAACGCCGCATTGGGCGCATGATCATATCGGAACTCGATGATTTTGCGCTGCGCCCGCCGTCAAATGCGGTCGCGGCCGGGGACGAAAAGGCCGCCGGCACCGCCATACGTGAAGCGCGCAGTCTATGGGCGCGCATGAGCAAAAGCAGCGAGATTGAAGATGCGGTCGAGCGCGCCCGGCTGTCGTCGCAAGGCAGCGGTGGGCGCATGGATGAAGCCCTCCGCGCGCAGTTTGCTTCGCTGGCCCGCGACATTCAGAAAGGCCGCGCGCCCGGCTTTACCCCCGAGGAGGCGGCCAACATCGAAGCAATCGCCAAAGGTGAAACGCAACGGTTTGGCACCCGTCAGCTTAGCCCGCTGGCCCCCAGTTCTACCTTACGCGGTATGGCGTCGGCGGCTACGCAAGCGGGCGGCATGGCGCTGGCCGCGTCGAACCCTTACGCGGCCGCGTTTGCCGTCCCGACTATGGTCGCGGGCATGGGCGCCCGCGCGGGTCGTAATGCGTTGGCGGAATTGGAAGCTGCGCGGTTGTCCGCAGGTGTGCGCCGCGGCGATGTGCGCGCGCCGCTGGCCGCGCGCCCGGTAAATCTTATGTCGCCGACCATCCAGCAAATGCTGTTTCAGTCTGAGTGAGGCCCGCCATGCCGCAAGATTTCGTGAACATCATCATCGTCGTAGCCGGCGCGGCGATGGGCTGGATGCTGAAGGTCGTGTGGGAGTCGATCAAGGAGTTGCAGCAGGACACGCAGCGTTTGGCGCGTGAGGTCCACACCCGCTACGTCAGCAAGGACGACTACCGGACGGACATCCAAGAACTGAAGGACATGCTGAAAGCCATCTTCGAGCGGCTGGACCGCAAGGCCGACAAATAATGGAGCTGCCGAAGCTGACGCCGGTCGTCCAGTTCGCCACCGCGTCGTTCGCGTTGGCGGTCGGCGGCTATTCCGCCGGCGAGAAATTCGGCTGGTTCAAGAACGAGATCATCACGTGGACGCCGGAACATTTTCGGATCGTGGACACCAAGATCGGCGCGCCGATCACGGTGACGGTGGCCCGCATAAAGCGGCGCGACGACTGTTCGGTCGAAGGCTTCAATGTGACGGTGCGCGACGGCGCGGGCGTCGTGCATGAAGCGCAGCCCAGCATGAGCCGCTTCACCGGCCCCGCAGGACCGGAAATCGACACCTTCACGTACCAGCTTACCTTGTCTGACAAGGAAACTATCGCGCCCGGCAGGGCAACGCTGCTGGCGACGATCAAGTACAAATGCCCCGAGGGTGAGCGGACGGTCACGTACCCGCGCCACCCCAACCTGACATTCGCATTGGAACGGTAAATGGACGCGATCCTCAACCTCGTCAAAACGGTCGCCCCAAGCCTAGCGTCGGCCGTCGGCGGCCCGCTGGCCGGCATGGCCGTGCGGACCATCTCCGAGGCGCTGCTGGGCAAGCCCGACGGCACCGAGGACGAACTGGCGCAGGCGGCGGCGCAGGCCACGCCGGAGCAGTTGCTGGCGCTGAAGAAGGCCGAGCAGGACTTCGCGGTCAAGATGCGCGAGTTGGACATCGACCTTGAACGCATCGCCAACGCAGACCGCGACAGCGCCCGCAACCGGGAAGTCGCCACGAAGGACTGGACGCCGCGCATCTTGGCCGGCCTGATTACCTCGGGCTACTTCGGCGCGCTGTTCTACATGCTCGTCAACGGCTTGCCGCAGCACGGCGGGTCTGAGGCCATGTTGGTGATGCTGGGCACCCTTGGCACGGCTTGGGGCGGCATTGTAGCGTACTATTTCGGCAGCAGCGCCGGCAGTAAAGAGAAGACCGAAGCTATGAACAGGATGGCCAGCAGATGAGTTATTTCCCCAAAATTCTCGCCATGACCCTACACCACGAGGGCGGCTGGTCTGACCATCCCAAAGACCCCGGCGGCGCCACGATGAAGGGCGTCACCATGCAGACCTATTCAGACTACCTCGGCCGCCCGGCCATGAAGGACGAACTGCGCCGCATCCCCGACGATCATCTGGAAGCCATCTACCGCAAGGGCTACTGGGACAAGGTGCGCGGTGACGATCTGGCGGCCATCTCGCCCGGCCTTGCGGCGTGCGTGTTTGACTTCGCGGTGAACAGCGGGCCAGGCCGGGCTGCCAAGGCCCTTCAGAGCCTGTGTGGGGCGGTGACGGACGGCGGCATTGGGCCTAACACGCTGAAGCAGGCGAAGGCGTGGGCGGACATGCTGGGGCCGCAGGGCGCGATTGACGCCTACCAGGCGTTCCGCCAGCACTACCTTGAGAGCCTAGACACGTTTGCCCATTTCGGCAAAGGCTGGACGCGGCGCGTGGGCGACATGACGGTGTTCGCCAAAGATAACGCTTGGGTCTAGCTCTGCTGGACCAGCCGCGTCATTTCCCGGCGTTCGCGCAGGCTCCGCAGGACGGTAAACCGCTGGTGCATACGGACCAGCAGCGTCAGCCGCTTCGGGCCTGCCAGTTCGTTCTGGATCATCTGTTCCAGTTCGTCTTCCCGCAGACTGCCAAGCCGGGCCGTGAGTTCGCGCCAATTCATACCGCTGTACCTTTCAGTTCTTCCAAAGCAATGTCGGACACCGCCCGCTTGTCATAAAGCGCGGCCCAGATGCGTTCGTCAATAGTCTTGTTGCAGATCACGGCGTAGACCCACACCGGGTGCTTCTGCCCGCTGCGGTGCAGCCGCCCGATGGTCTGCTCGTACAGTTCCAGCGACCACGGCAGCGACAGGAAGATCATCTTGTTGCCGCCGTGCTGAAGGTTCAGCCCGTGCCCCGCCGACTTCGGGTGGATCAGCAGCAACTCGACCTCGCCGGCGTTCCACCGCTCGATGACGTTGGGGTCGTCAATCGTGGCCGCCTTCGGATACCGGCGCTTCAGTTCCGCCAGTTCTTCCTTGTAATTGTACACGATGATCGTGTTGTCTCTCTGGTTTTCCTCAAGAATTTCGTTGATCAAGTCAAACTTGTGGGTGGAGAACCAGACCGCTTCTTTCACCGGCGTAAATTTTCCGGCGATCTCGGCCGCTACGCTTTCGCTATTGTAGACGAACCCACTGGCCATCTGTTGCAGCTTGCCCGTGACCGTCGCCGCCGTCAGCGCCGTGATCTGCCGCCCACCCAACTCGACCAGATAGTCCTTCTTCATCTTCTCATACGGCAGGCGATCGGCCATGGTGCAGCGCATCTCGACCGTGTGCAGCGGCGGCAACTGGTCCTTGTATTCGCCAGGCTCCAGCACGAAGGTGGCCGGGCGGATGGCGTCCATGATAGCCGGCAGCGCCCCCTTGCGCGGCGCCCACTCGCCGTAGTCGCGGTTGATGCAGACGAAATACTTCTGCAAAAACGCGCCCTTGGACCGGCCCAGCAAGGCTTGGTCGATCATCTTGCACTGGCCGAACACGTCTTCGATGCCGTTGCTGGTGAACGACCCGGTCAGGCCCCAGCGGTACTTGAACCAGCCGATGATCTTCTCCAGCGACTTGAACCGCGACCCCGACGGGTTCTTCAGCCGGGTCAGTTCGTCGAACAC